GGATCCTTTAGACCAGCCTTCAGCTCCTACAGCTTCTCCGTAAATAGTCATATCATTACCATCATCTTTGGTAACGTAAATACTATATTTACCATTACCTTCTTTAGATGCGAATGCTTTTTTATGACTACATTCAAATGTTTCTACATTTTGCATTTTATTTATCCTCCTATTTATATGTTTAACAATTGATCCAAATCGTTGCATGTTGATTTATACCTCATTTCCATGCTTCCATCCAGACCTTTCTTGCGAATTGCTCAGCACCTGGAGTATATCTCCATCTCCAGTTGTCGAATGTCAAAGGGAACATTCGCACAACGTCTTCTTTGGATCTAGCAATAGTCAATATATGCTCTATTACTTTGAATGCTTCTATCATTTGTTCAAGATATCCCACTCGATCACCTAGATCTGTAGTGTAGGTATCCCAAGGACTAGCATATAACAATAATGCATCCTTTTTAAACAACTCACGATAGAGAAATTGTTGTCTTAAATGTTCAGGTTTAGGGTGATAATTATGATTAATTTTACCCTTTCTACCTGCTTTTCTATCAGCTGCAGTAGGAGCATATCTCCATACTTTAGCAGTAGCCTTAGTATCCACAATATAATCTTTAAATTCAAAGTCTAATTTAGCAATTATAGGTATTTCAAGACCTGGATACTTACCTTTCCATTCTTTTTGATAGCTTACAATATCACCATATGGTTTTAGTTCTTTTACAAATGCATTAGCTATCTGACCAGACCATTCATACTCATCTTCATGAGATTCACCTTGATGGTCTTTTATGTATTTTTCTTTTGAGACATTTATGATATCATCTTCGTTAGTGATTTGACTCACTAATGCATGATGAGCTGCCTCTTCAGCAGCATGACCCATTTTCATTCTTGCATTCTCTTCAGTTTCGAATCCAAATA